ATGCCGATTGCGGGGACTTGCCCCTATTTTCAAAGAGAGAAGGGTGACGGTTACACCTATTGCGAATGCGCACGCTTCCGTTTTCCGGACAAGCAGGCACGCAGAGATATCGTTTACAAATACTGCGCGCACCCGGATGGATACGAGAAGTGCGTGATCAAGCAGACCATGGATCAGTTTTATGAAAGGAAATACAGTTGTGCAGAACCAAAAAGAACAAAAATTGCAGGATGAAGGCAAGCTGGCCTATATGATTGCGTGGAGAGACCGCCGGATCAAGGCTCTTGAGGAGCTGGTAGCTGCAGAGGAGCAAGCAGGCAAGATCTATGCCGCCTATATTGCTTACCTGTTGGAAAGATGCGGTGAGCGCGTGGACAAGGAACGTGTACTGACCGTTTCCAAGCAGGAGATCCGACGCGTATGCGGCACGTATGCCGTGGAGGCCGAGGATGCGGGCGAGGATTTCCGCATTATTCTCAAATGTCGGGGAGAGGAACATGACGCGCAGAGTAGCCAAGTGGCTGACGCCTGAGAGTCTGACGCTGATCCGAGGCATGGCTTGCATGGGCAAAAGTCAAGAGCAGATCGCAGCCTGCATAGGCATTTCGCCGTCCGCCTTGCGAAATTGGCAAAAGCAGTATCCCGAGATTGCGTCAGCCCTGGCTTTTGGCAAGGAGAATGCGGACTATGCGGTCATGGAGGCTTTACACCGCAAAGCAGTGGGATACACCACGCCGCTCAAAAAGACCTACAAGCTCAAGCACACCGAATTTGATCCCGAATCGGGCAAGAAGGTGCTGGAATACGAGGAGCTGCAGACCGGGATTGACGAGACGCACGTGCCTGCAGATACGCGTGCAGAGATCTTCTGGCTGCAAAACCGATGCCCTGAGGACTGGGTAGAGGACAAGACCGATGCTTTGCTGGAAGGTGGCGGCGTGATCGAGCTGCCGCCCGTGATGCAGGCGGACCAGCCACCCGAGAGTGATGAGTGAGCGCGTAGTATGGACGCCACAACCGCGCCAGGCTGCATTTATGGCAAGATTTGAGGATGAGGCCTTGTACGGCGGTGCGGCAGGCGGAGGAAAATCCGATTGCGCCCTGGCAGAATCCTTGCGGCAGGTACATATCCCATATTACAGAGGCCTGATCCTTCGTAAGACCTACCCCCAGCTCTCGGAGCTGACCGATCGGTCCTCCGAGCTGTTCCGCGCAGCCTATCCGAGCGCACGCTACAACGATTCCAAGCACGTTTGGGTATTTCCGTCGGGTGCAAAGATCTACTTTGGATCGCTGCAACATACCGACGACAGACTCAACTACCAGGGAAAGCGGTATGACTTTATCGACTTTGACGAGCTGACGCAGTTTACCTGGGATGAATATTCCTATCTGTTCTCTCGCAACCGTCCCAATGGACCCGGTACGCGCTGCTATATGCGTGCACAGGCAAATCCGGGCGGCATCGGGCATGGCTGGGTCAAGGCGCGGTTTATCACGCCCGCCAAGCCCATGACCACCATTTGGGAAAAGCACAGCATCCGCTTGCCGAGCGGAGAGGAGCAGGTGCGGTGGCGGTCGCGCATTTTCGTGCCGTCCACCGTGTTTGATAACAAGATCCTGCTTGCCAACGATCCCGGATACTTGACGCGCCTTGCCGCTTTGCCCGAAAAGGAGCGGCGCGCGCTGTTGTACGGCGACTGGGATTGCTTTGCGGGGCAGGTGTTTACCGAGTGGCGCAACGATCCCGAACATTATGCGGATCACGTGGGCACGCACGTCATAGAGCCGTTCGCGATCCCCGCGTCGTGGAAGGTGTTTCGCGGCTTTGACTGGGGGTATACCAGACCCTTTTCGGTGGGATGGTACGCATTTGACGGGGATGGGCGCATGTACCGTATCCGCGAGCTGTACGGATGCAGCGGCACACCCAATGAAGGGGTGCGCTGGAGTGCTTCACAGCTGGCGCGGCGCATTCGTGAGATCGAGGCGGACGACCCAAATCTGCGCGGCAGATACATTGTCGGCGTGGCAGACCCCGCTATCAGACAAAAGAACGGCGGCGAGAGCATTGCGGAGCTGATGGAACGCGAGGGCGTTTATTGGGATAAGGCGGACAACTCCCGCATTGCGGGCAAGGCACAGATGCATGCGCGGCTTGCTTTTGACGAGAAAGGCATTCCCATGTTTTACGTGTTTTCCACCTGCACGCACTTTATCCGTACATTTCCCGAGCTGGTATACGATTCGGCCGACGTGGAGGATATCAATACCGACGGTGAGGATCACATCTACGACGAATGCCGTTACGTGGCCATGGCGCACCCGATCGTTAAGGCAAGCAAAGCAAAAAACGTGGTGCCGTACGTGTACGACCCACTCAAATAAACATAAGGAGAAAATATGACCATAAAAGACATTTTCAAAAAGAAGGAGCAAGAGCGTCCCGCCATTGGAACACAGGAGATCGCCAAGGCTGCAAGGATCTTGCGCGACTGGCGTGCCGCCAAGCGTCCCTTGGATTCGAGAATTCAGAGTGACGAGATGTACTGGCAGGGCAGATACGGTAGCGGGGCCCCCGCCGCAGTGCGCGATCTCGGCTGCTCAGCCTGGATGTTCAACAGCATTGCCAACCGACACGCGGATATGATGGACAATATGCCCACCTGCATCTGCTTGCCCAGAGAGCCGGGCGACGAGGGCGAGGCAAATGCACTCTCGCAGATCGTTCCGGTCATTCTGGACCGCTGCGACTTTGACGCGGTGTACTCGGATAACATGTGGTACAAGCTCAAGCACGGCGTCAGCGCATACGGCGTTTTCTGGAACAACGCCTTGGAAAACGGCTTTGGCGATATTGACGTGTGCCGCATTGATATTCAGAATCTGTTTTGGGAGCCCGGTATCAGAAGCATTCAGGACAGCAAGCATTTGTTTTTGCTTGCAGAAATGGATACCGAGCAGCTGGAGCAGACCTATCCCGCATTCCTTGAACGCAACATGCGCGCCGGTGACCCGGAAGGCATTTTCTTTGGCAGCGAGGACGGCAAAACGCTGGTCGTGGACTGGTATTACAAAAAGCGCGTTGGCAGCAAGGACGTGCTGCATTATTGCAAGTTTGCGGACGGCGTTGTGCTGTACGCATCCGAAAATGATCCTGTTTATCGGGAAAGAGGCTGGTACGATCACGGCACGTATCCCGTGGTGCTGGACGTGATGTATCCCGAGGAGGGCACGTGCTACGGCTTTGGTATGATTGCCGTGGCAAAGCAGCCGCAGATCTACATTGACCGCCTGGATGCCAACTTTATGGAATATGCCGACTGGGCAAGCAAGGTGCGCTTTTGGGCCAAAAAGAGTCTGGGTGTCAACCAAGAGGACTTTATGGATCTTGATCAGCGCATCGTGGAGGTTGAAGGCGACATTGAAGAGGAAAAGCTGCAGCAGATCCGTATCGGTACGTTTGACCAAGGCCTTCTGACGCTCAAAAAGCTCAAGATCGATGAACTCAAGGAGACCACAGGCAACCGTGACGTCTCGCAGGGCTCGCTTTCGGGCGGTATTACCGCAGCCACGGCCATCAAGGCACTGCAGGAGGCGGGCAACAAGAACGCCCGCGATGTCATTGCTGCATCCAACCGTGCGTATATCGGCATCGTGCAGCTGATCATCGAGCTGATCCGACAGTTTTATGATCGTGAGCGCACCTTCCGCATCACGCATGAAAACGGTCACGAGTACCTCAAGTATGCCAACCGCGGAATACTGGAGAGTACGGTGTACAGCCAAGATGGGGCGGAGTATATGAAAAAGCCTGTTTTTGATATCAAGGTCAAGGCGCGTGTGGCAAATCCGCTCTCGCAGGAGGCAGCCAACGAGTTTGCCATGTCGCTTTACGAAAAGGGAGCATTTCGTCCCGAGCAGCGGGAGCAGACGCTGATCATGTTGGAGATGATGGACTTTGACGGAATCGGCAAGATCAAGCAGCTGATCAGAGATGGCGGAGGTGCAGCATGATCGAGGCAAACGCTTACCAATGCAATGAAGGGTATTGTCTGGAGGTGATCGGCCATGCAAATTATGCCACGGGCGACGATATCGTATGCGCCGCTGTGTCTGCGCTGGTAGAGTCGCTGGCAGCTTATCTTGAGGAATACGACACCGAATGCTGTGCCGAGGCTGACCTTGCGGATGGGTATGCACTGATCAGTCTGTCCGAGCGTAACGCGGCTTTTGATATGGCTGCATGCGGCCTTGCTGCCATCGCGGACAAATACCCCCAACACGTGATTATGAGGAATTCTTATATATAAGACGCATGCGGCTGCAACAGAGCTGCAAGAAAGGACAAGTATGATGAAAACGGTCGAACAAAACGTAAATTCCATGGCCGACGACGGGATCGTGGTACCAAAGGAGAGTGGTCAAGCGGGCGAAGAAATTCAAAATGGCTCTGACGCCGAGGGCCGCACGGATACGCGCAGGGAATGGGAGGAGCTGATCAACTCCCCGAAATTTCATGCGTTGTATACCAAGCAGATCTCCGACATTGTCAGAAAGAGACTCAAATCGGAGCGGGAAAGCAGCAGAATCTTGCAAAGTGCTGCCGAGATGCTGGGGCTGGAAAGTCCCGGGCAGCTGCCCGAGCGACTGGCAGAGCTGCTGACGCCTGCTGCGCGTGATTGGCAGAAGGAGGCTGCCGCCGTCAAGGAAAAATATCCGGAATTTGACCTTGAGAGTGAAGCTGCAGAGCCTGCCTTTGCACGTCTTCTGGAGGGATTTTCCGCCCATCCCGAGATCTCGCTGACCAGCCTTTACGAGCTGTTCCATCTGGACAGCTTAAAGGAGAATGCCGCAAGACAAGCGGCAGAAAACACCGCCTCGCAGCTGCTGGGAGCCGTTCAGCTTCGCCGGGCAAGACCGCATGAAAACGGACTTGACGGAGCGTTGGCAAGTGGCGCAGGGCGAGCCACCCATCTGACGCGCGCTCAGCGAGCCGTGCTTGCCGAGCGTGCTGCAAAGGGGGAACACATTACATTTTAGAAAGGAACTATTATGAGAGAAAGAATTTTTGATCTGCAGCGCTTTGCTGCAAGTACGAACGTGATGGGTACAGAGGGTACCGTCAATGCCGCTGCGGGCACGACGGTTGCATATACCGCAGGCATGGGTCTTTCCGAAGAGATGAAGACCTACTATTCCGATTATCTGATCGACAACGCTGAGCCCGCGCTGGTTCACGATATGTTTGCGCAGAAGCATCAGATCCCTCAGGGCGGCGGCAAGACCGTGCAGTTCCGCCGCTATAACCCGCTGCCCAAGCTGACCGATCCCATCAAGGAGGGCGTAACGCCCGAAGGGCAGAGCATCAGCATGGAGGTGCTGGAGGCGACCGTTGCGCAGTACGGCGGTTACGTGGAGCTGACCGACCTGCTCATCCTGACCGCCATTGACAACAACCTGTGCATGGCGACCAAGCTGCTTGGCTCTCAGGCCGGCAGAACGCTGGATACCATCACCCGTGAGGTGCTGGCCGGCGGTACCAACGTGCAGTACGGAGAGAATGCCGTTCCTGCCAGATATATGCTTGCGGGCGGTCTTGCGGAGAACAACCACTATCTGACTGTGAATGCAGTGCGCCGCGCGGTCAGATTCCTCAAGAATCAGAATGCGGAAAAGATCAAGGGCTCGTACATTGCCATCGTGCATCCCGACTGCGCGTACGATCTGATGAGCGATCCCAACTGGAAGACTCCCAATCAGTACGCTGATCCTTCCAATATTATGGAGGGCGAGATCGGCAAGATCGAGGGCGTCCGCTTTATCGAATCCAGCGAGGCAAAGGTATTTCATGCAGAGGATCTGGCATCCGACGCACGCGTACTGACTGTCAACTGTGCGGATGGTTATGACGGTGCGAGCGTGATCACCTTCGACGGTGGCAGCGTTGCCGATGGCGAACTGGTTGGCAGATACGTGCTGGTCGGCTCTACCCGTGCATATGTTGGTGCAAATACGGCAGATACGCTGACGCTGTATACCGACAGTACCAAGAGCACCGCTGCAAACGTGACCTGCAGAGATGACGAAGAGATCTATCCCGGTGAGGCAGGTGCTTGGGGACGTGACGTTTATGCAACCATGGTCTTTGGTGAGAATGCGTACGGCACGACCGAGATCACAGGCGGCGGCCTTGAGCTGATCGTCAAGCAGCTTGGCAGCGCAGGCACGGCAGACCCGCTCAATCAGCGCGCTACCGTGGGCTGGAAGGCAACCAAGGTCACAGTGCGTCTGGTGGAGGCATTTATGGTCAGAATCGAGACCGCCTCTACCTTTGACAATCAGGACTGACCGATAAGTAGAAAGGAGACGGTATGAAAGCACAGACCGCCGAACAGGCATACTTGGAAGAATATATCGCCATCAAGCTGTTTCGCGACAACGACCGATACAAGGATGATGTGTACGTGGCGATCAACGGAAAAAACTGCGTCATCAAAAGGGGAGAATGGGTAAAGATCAAGCGCAAATTCGCGCTTGTCCTGGATCAGTCCGAGATCCAGGACACCAAAGCGGCAAGGCTGATGGAGGCTGAGCAGAGCCGCTTTATTGCAAAGAGCAGGGGGATTGGCTGATATGGCAAAAGCGGTGCTTGGAAATAAGGGGCTGGAGAGTGCCGTACGGGCAAAGCCTGTCGGTGAAGCTGTGCTTCTGCTGGCTCGCAGCTACGATAAGCTGGTGCGGGATCTGGAATACACGCTATTGCAGATTTCCAAGGAAAACGTGCGCTCCGTGAAAAACGGCAGCATCGAGGAGGATGCGTGATGCTGCCGACTCTTGAAAAATCCAAAACCTACAGACAAATCGATCACGATTTTACCAAAGGGCTTTGGCACAGACACAAAGGGAATGATCGCACTTACTTTGCGGGGGAGAATATGAGCGGGGACGAGCACCCTGCGCTGCTCTCCCGCCCGCCCAGGCGGATCTGGCAAAGGCTTGCAGGGAGCGTGCAGGGAATGACCTGCGCGGGAGATTTGTATCTTGCCTGTAACGGTGAGATGTACAAGGCACTTTCCCAGAATAAAGTGCGCGTGCTTGGCAATGTCAATAAATACCCCAAGGTGCTGGGTATGCTGGGAGATCAGCTGCTGATCCTGCCCGATTTCCGCGTGTACGACAAAAAGACCGATCTGCTCCGGTCAAGATACGTCAATCTCAAGCTTGCAAACGTAATCGTACAAAATCAGGACTACGTGGACGAGGACGGCGTTGCACGCGCTGTCAAGTTTAATACGCTGTATTGCACGGATTTCAATTTCCTTGATTATTTCTCCCCGGGAGATTCGATCCTGCTCAGCGGCTCAGAACACAACGACGGTGCGTATACCATTCGAAAGGTGGAGGAATACTACCTGCGATTTGACGAAAATTCCTTTGTTGCGGAGGATATTGCAAGCTGCACCTTGATCATAGATGCCCCGTACCCCATGGGTGGACTGTTTTCCTGCTCCGGCAGACTCTGGGGATACAGCAAGGATACCATTTACGCAACAGCTCCGGGAGACGTGACCAACTGGTTTCGCTACGACGGTGATGAGCAAAGCAGCTTTTGCTTGCGCGTACCCGGCAGTGAGCCCTTTACCGCTTGCGTGATGCATGCGGGCAGACCGGTCTTTTTCAGAAGCAACAGCATGGTGGAGGTATACGGCGACAGTCCCGCCAACTTTTCCATTATGGAAACGGCACTCTCGGGTGTAATGGAGGGAAGCGGTGCATCGCTTTGCTCGGTTGGCGGGGATATGATTTATCTTTCTGCCAACGGTGTGGTCTGCTGCAGCGGCAGCAGCGCACGGGTGATCTCCGAGAGCCTTGGCAAAAGCCTTAGCGAGGGGATTGCGACGACGGACGGCAGAAAATACTATCTGAGTGCCAAGGACGAGCAGGGCGTGCGTGCGCTTTACGTATATGACACGGTCACAGAGGCGTGGCACCGGGAGGACGGTGCCAATATCCAATATCTCGGATATCTGGCGGGTGACGTGTATGCCTGCGGCTCGGACAACGTCGTATACATCATAGGACAAGACAAAACGGGGCATGGCATCGTGCAAGGACCTGCCTCGTCTTATATAGAATTTCATCCGCTGACCGATGATGCACGCGGAGAGATCGTGCCCGTGCGCCTTGGTGTGCGCGTGCTTTGTGAGCTTGGCAGCTCTCTGATGCTTTCGGTCAGCTACGATGGAGGGGAATGGGAGAAGCGCGCGACCTTGGAATGCGAGGGCTCGCGACTCTGGTACGTGCCGCTGCAGCCGCGTGCATGCCATACGCTCGGCATTCGTATCGACGGTGATGGAGAATACCGCGTGCTTAGCCTGATCAAGGAGTACAAGTAA